TTTTGTGCCTTACGAGTCGTCAAACATCAGGCGTCCTTTACCGCCACCAATTTCGTAAACGTTCCACGATTCGGCGTATACAATAGCATAGGCTTTACGACTTATAGTGCGAGGATCATAAGCAGTTGAAGCAAGTACAAAGAATAATGTAGGAAGCACAGCACGCGTAAAACTTAAAGTGCCACTTGGAAGATTATAGTCAAATCCACCGAAAGGCACCGTATATACTTCATTGAACGCCAAGCTTTTGTTTTTCCAATAGGTTGCAACATCTCTAAATACATCCACACTCCAACTCTTAATACGATCGAGATTGGCAATATTCAATCGCATAGAGTTAATAAAAGGTAAACCATCTGGCGTCGTTAACACATTTAGCTGGCCTGACAGCGTATTCGCTTCACTACGTATTCCGAGTAACAATCTGTCAACCGGCCCGCTATAATCTAGTGCCAAAGGGAAATTTGCTGTAGCGCCGTGTGCCGCCGCATTCATAATCGTATCCTCAAGAGTAAAAATCTGCTGTTGTACATGCCGGAACGGAAACCGTAAGGTCGCAGCTTTTAGCCACGTATTTACGTCGTTTGGTAAAAACATATACGTCGATTCAAGTGAAATTTCAAGATTTTTCATGCATACGGGTGGAAAGGAGAACTGAGACGTATCAAGCACTCCTCCTTGAACAGCTTGCACTTTTAAACGCTTACCGAATGGATTGGGTCGTAATCGTCCATCAGACGCCACAAGTATATCAGTATAAGGGCGTAAATGAACGCGAATACGATAGCGCCCCCCACGTAAAGCCGTTAAGGGTAATCCAGGCTCTCCTAGCCGTTGTGAACCTAACATTAGTATAGGCACACGCAAAGTAGCACCCACACTTCGTGCTATGTCTACTCCTGAACCGCCATAATGGCCAACTTGGTCTGCGTATACTCCAATTGTACCAAATTCATAGGTCTGTTTAAGACGCCAATCCATATGCGTGCCAAACGATTCGCATAAAAGTACATTATCGTTAAAGTACTGAATTTTATCAATCATGTAAAACCCTACTTCATTCGTGTACCCGTAGGAAACACCACTCATATCGGTAATCACGCCTGTCGTATTAATTCCTCGAAGTTCCATGGGAAGCCAGGTTGGTAATTGAATACGCAAATATAAGCGATGGAGAATATCGCCACGATGTTCTATATCAAAGTCTACATATCGACCCCATTCCGGGTTATTGCGTGGCTTGCCTATATAGATTTCTTTAGAGAAGGGTGCGCAACGAGTATATACACTGTTGAAAAAACTAATTTGTGGATTTGATGTGAAGAAGATGTCTTTTTTCCCACGAGCAACGAGTTCTAAGAGACCTCCACTTCGGCTGCTCATCCTTACCTAGGGTTTGGTTAGTTGTTCTCCTTAGAAACGAGAACAGTATTTGCCACAATAATCGCGACTGCACCCATCATCTGTGTCATATTAGGTACTTCTGAAGCACCTAGCCAGCCAAATAGGTAGGCTGCAACGATGCCTAAAAATGACAGAGCGCTAAAGATGACAGTGCTCACTTTGGGTATCATATAAAAGCGGAGAGCGTAGCCACCGAAGCCCACAATTGCATTAAAGAGTAAAATCGCGGAGAGGCCGGAACTGCTAACTTGGAATGTATTCGTTGCGAGCGTGCCCATCACAGTCGCTGCTAAAGCCAGGACGACCCAAATCAAACCACTGCTACCAAACATCTGTATCATTTTGACCCAAGGAGCACTTTCAGTCCCCTCAGCCGGTCTTGCCTTGAACCAAAGATAAATACCAGTTTCAGTGATTGCTGCTAAAAGAGCAGCAGCTACTCCAATCATATTCCAATTGCCACTGACTGGTTGGGCCAACGCGATAGCACCAGCCAACGCTAATCCAATCCACGGCATAGTTCCCGTTTCCAGTTTCTCACCTAGAAGAGCTGAAGCTCCTAAAATATTCCACACAGGATAGGTATAGAACAGAGCCATTGCATTGCCCGCCGCCAGCTTATCAAATGCAGTATAACTTACGAATACATGTAGGAGGTTCAGAATGCCCGTGGCTAGCGATTCACCAGAAATAAGCGTAGTAAACAATAATGGTTGGCCAGTGGATACAGCACCTATGACTGCTAGTACAGTGAATACTAGCATACGTAGACCTAATTGTAAAAACACACTGGCATCTACTAGTTTAATAAGCATAGGGTATGCACTTAGAACAACTTCGGATAACACAACTAGACCGTTAGCCAAGGCACCGTCCATTTACTACTTAGAGAGATAGTTTCTAGTAAAGAAAAGAAGATGAGTTTTCCCTATTTGAGCACGGGAAGTGGTCTAGAGGTTCAAAAAGTTAATTCAGCGTATCCTCATGATATCCCGTCTATCGATAGCCGGCCTGTGATATTCCTAACATCTGTACGGATTAGCGATGATCATATCTGGGCGAATGGTCTTTTCCAAAACGTGTATGTGATTTACAAGTTGTTCGAGACTATGGGTTGCATGCCGTTCATGTTAGTCGATAATAATGATAATAATAAGGATGCCAATGTGCATAAGAAGTACAGAATGACAGATTTTAAGACGTATGCACAGCAACCGTTTAAGGTCCATAGCTATATTGAGATGGCCATGAGTTGCGATCCTGGTATTCGCAAATTCTTTAAGAATATGGGAGCAAAGGTATCTAAGTTGTACATGGGCAATATTCTAAACATCGATATTGAAACGATTACGTTTATGAAGTCTGTGAATTTCTCACATCACGTGGCTGGCGAGATTGATGAGATTTGGGTAAGTCCTCATTATGATATTCATGCAGATTATGCTGGCTGTATAAACGGTCTTTGTGGTAAGACACGCATTGCGCCGTATGTTTGGGACCCCATCTTTATCGAGGAACTGGGTAAACAGTACGATGGGTCACCCTTTTCAGAAAGTTCAGCTAGAGCATTTGTTATTATGGAGCCAAATATTTCCTTCCAAAAGAACTGTCTCATTCCCATTCTAGCTATGGAAGCTTATTATAGACAGTATCCTGATCGTGTTGAGCAGGTCATTGTAGTAAATGGTGAGAAGTTTAAGAATACACCTTGGTTTATGGAATGTATAGGACAAAATCTTCAACTCTTAAAAGATAACAAGCTACAACTCATGCCTCGTGCCCATATGCTTAATGCAGCGAAGGCTTTTAAACATGCAATTATTCTACAACACCAGGTTAATAACCAATACAATTATAGTTTCCTAGAATGGTTGACAATGGGATTTCCTGTTGTTCATAATGTGCCTCTTTTTAAGAGTTATGGATATTATTACGAAGGAAATGACTTTTATGGTGCAGCGGATGCCATCCATACTGTCACAAAGACTCATCAGCATAATCTAGCTTCATATGAGACAAAGGCAAAGCAACTAACGTATAACTTTAGTATTCACAATCCTGAGAATATTAAGGCGTGGAAGGAGCTTGCGTTGCAAAATGTGGTCTAAACAACTCGTAAACTAAACTATCTAGACATGAAAGTAGGTATTACCGCAAGGTTCCAAAATAGTTACTTTTCTGGCAGCTTGCCCCAGGTTGCGTGCGCCTTAGCACGCACGATTACCCTAGCAGGTCATCAGGTGGAACTACTTTATCCTCAAGGAGAGCAGGATTGGTTCAGCGATTTAGTAGAGCATAAGTCAAATCTTCCTCTCCGTCTAGCCTGGCAAAAGCAATCCTATGATCTCATTATTGAGGTGTGTTGGTCACTTGCGATCGAAGACCGTCAGGCGCAAAAAACAATCTTTTTTTTTCACTATCCGCCAATTTTTAATGATATTGAATCTTGTGTATATAATGCCAACGGTTCCAAACGTGATTTTAAAAATCTACATGCTATTTGGACCTACGATATGTATTCTAAGCAGGATGTAGAATACTTAGAATTCCTTTCAGGTATTCCTGTACAACAAATTTCCTATGTATGGGATCCTACACCCCTAGATTTGTTCGTAGAAAAGGAAAAACTTCCCACATGGGCCGACGCTGCAAAACATGCTGAAACAATCATTCCTCCTGAACACCCCAAAAGCATGTCCTGGTGTCTACGTGTGTTTGAAAGTAATTATAGCAACAGCAGTCATTGCATCATTCCTCTAAATATTATTAGTGAAATCAGAAGGACGGTTGAGCCTGTACGGTTTTCAGCACACAATGCCGAGACGACTGTAAATAATGAATTTATGAAAAATAATGTACTTAAAAATCTAGTTCTTCCTGATGCACCGACAAATATGATACCACGCGTTCGTCTTCCTGATACACGAAAGGAGAAAACCTTAGTGATTGCCCATCAACGGTTTAGACCTATGAAGTCTTATTTATTGGACGCTCTCTATCTTGGAATGCCGATGATCCATAATAACAAGATCTTAAAAAATCTAGGAATAGCACCTTACTATTATGAACTCAATCAAATCAGAGAAGCGGTAGAAATTTATAAGCAATTGATCAACGATTATACAACGAGTAAAAGTTTTTTTGCACCAGGAACAGAAAGAATAAGAAAAAATATATTAAAAAAGAAGTTTAGCCCGCAAGCTCTTTCACCTAGTTTTCAGAAACTTCTTCAGACGCCTCCTCAATTGTCTCGGTCTCTACCGGTTCCAAAAATGATTAAGAAAGAGGATGAGTTACGTGTAGCATTTGCTACAATGTGGGACCAGTTCCAGCCGAACAACAACTTCTTCCTGTATTTACTAAAGTGGGTTGGTAAGCTTAACAACGTAAATGTTATCTTGGATGAAGTAAATCCTAATGTCGTTTTCTGGGGCCCTCTCAGTCAAGGAACAGAACGCAAATGGCCCGATGCGAAGAAGGTCTACTTTACGGGTGAAAACGCTCGCCCTACAAAGGCAAATAATACGTTCCTAAATCTTGGATTTGATTACCAAAAGGACCAGTTACCTAGTTATATACGTTTGCCGCTTTGGGTTTTGGAAATTAACTGGTGGGGAGCCGACCCTAAGAAAATGGTCAATCCATTGCCTGTGTCTGTTAAGGACGCCACTACAGCGATTAAAGACCGTGGGAACCGTGACTTCTGCGCCTTTGTAGCAACCAATCCAAATAATCCTACACGAAATGCAGTCTTTGATACACTTAATAAGTGGCGCCCAGTCGCAAGTGGCGGTCGTCTCTACTGTAATTTACCTGATGGACCTATTCCTGGTGGTATGGGTGGTGGCGGCGGTGAGCTAGCAAAGATAGAGTTCTACAAGAAGTATAACTTTGTGCTCGCAATGGAAAACAGTAGTCATCCAGGATATGTCACAGAAAAGATATTTCACGCAAAGGTTGCTGGATGTGTGCCAATTTATTGGGGCGATGTATTTGTAGACCGCGACTTTGATGCCAAGGGATATGTGGAGATTACAAAGTCAAAGAACTTAGATGAGGTTCTAGACAAGATAAAGACAGTAGCCGATGATAAAGACGCAATAGAGCGTATGGCTGCTATTCCAGCCGTAACTCCTTACAAGCGTAAGTGGTGTGAAAAGACAATGGCGTATGCAGCGCAGCAGATCTTTCAGAATGTTACAGGCAAGCAAGTCGTTATTAAAGACGAGGATTGGGCTAATGCTGAGAGCTTTGGTAAAACGCTGCTACCTCCGCCTGAGCCACCCAAAGAGCCTATCATTCTCTCCAAGGACAGGATCTTTGTTACTGCAGCGAATGCAAAGTTTGCTGAAGCGGCAGCTAATGCTGTACGTAGCTTTAAGGCAGCAGAGCCGACTGTGAAGGCTATCGTTTACATATGGTCGGATGTGACTGAGCAAATCCAGGCTGTCTTGCGTAAGGTTGGAGCTGATGAAATCCGTCTTCTACCCACAACCATAGTCAGTCCATGGCCGGATTTCTGGAGCCCTGAACACTATGCTTGGAAACTATGGATACACAAGACACTTCTAGATGAAGTGTCTACAAATACGTCGGTTCTGTATTGTGACAGTGGAGCAATCATAGTCCGTCCTCTTACAACTCTTTGGGCTCTGATAGCGAAACACGGTATTCTTGCTATCGATGATCCTACACAACAGAATAAGCGTTGGTGCCATCCAACCTTCTGTAAGAATATGAATGTTACATCTGAAGAACTCGACAGCAATCAACTCTGGGCAGGATGCTTTGGTTATCGTAAGGGTGCCTTCGATGCGATTGCAAACGAGGCTTTGCGTATTGCTCAAACAGAACGTGAGACAATTGTAGGAAACAAATGGAGCATGTATTCATCTACCTGCATGGGTCATCGCCACGATCAAAGCATTCTAAGTATTCTAACGCATCGTGCACGTGTTCCACGCATCACTCTCAATGAAGTCTATTGTGATATAAGCCATAGAGCGACTGAACAATTCGGCGTTCCTCTATATGTCCATAGAGGAAACTATAAGGCTATCCAGCCTTTAGTTGAAGGCATTGATGAAGGTTATTTGATAAATTTGTCACGTCGTAAGGACCGTTTAGATAAATTTAAGGTAACGCATCCAAACCTGAAAGATAAGGTTTACGTGTCTCCTGCGGTCGACGGTCGTAGTCTTACCCTAACTCCAGAAATTGTGAAGTGTTTCAGGAATAATGATTTCAAGTGGAAGAAGGCGGTTATGGGATGCGCTCTTTCTCATTTAGCCCTATGGGAGAAACTTGCGAACGACGTTCTAGCTAAGCGATATCTCATCATGGAGGACGATGTAAAGTTCCACGAAAACTGGCTCGCGCATTGGTATCCTATGGTGCCTCATATTCCTGAGGATGCAGACGTAATCTATCTGGGGGGCGTTCTACCACCGAATAAGCAAGCGCTACAACACGTAGTGGATCGTGTAAATCCATTCTTTGCCAAGGTCGCAAAGAACACGTTAACAACACCCTATCCTCGTCGATATTTCCATTTTTGTAACTACAGTTATATTCTTACGCAGTCTGGCGCTAGAAAACTTGTACAACTTGTTAAAGAACGTGGTATCTTCACAAGTGGCGACCATATGATTGTGAACCATGGCGATGATTACTTAAATATTTACTTTACAACGCCACTCCTGTCAACCTGTTTCCAGGAAGATGATCCTGTGTATCAAAAGTCTGAATTTAATAACTTTAGTCGCATTGATAACTTCGATAGCGATTTATGGAATAATACAGATTGCTTTAAGGAAGAAGAAGTGCTTGCTGCTGCCTCCTCATCAGATCAAGATAAACCTATGTTAGAAATAAAGGAGATTGAAAAGGAAGACAATATAACGGTTTGGAACAGACTATTAAAGGAAATCGCTTTAAAAAAGCTTGAAACAAAGACACTCGATGACATATTTAAAATCTGGGATTTAATGGGCGAATTAGAGTTTTTTAAGAATTTTGGTTGGTTCCGTATCTTCGAACAGTTTATCGTGTCTAAAAATCCTACACTTTTAGAAAAGAAGGAACAAATACTACCGTATGCTGAGAAGCAAACAGGAAATCGAGCAATCATCTTTAAAGAAGTTTTAAAAGTTCTGCGTGACAACGCAGGACAGGCAAAACCTGCAGTAGCAATGTACAGCTTACCAACAACAGATAAATTGGTCATTTATCATATGAAAGAAATTGATCCACAGACATTTTTAGAAAATGATTGGTTACGATATGTATTCCAAAAGCCAATCGAGTGGAAACAAATAGAAATGACGGCAGATTTATCTGGAGCTATGATCTTATACCAGAAGATACCTCATATGCCAGGGCATGTACAAACCACGTTTAAAACGATCATTTCACAGCTGAAGGAGAAGAGCCAAACTGCCGTTCTTCTCCATTTGAGCGATGAATTTGCTAACGATGATATAAGTATCTATAGTGAAATTGTATTCTCAAAAGTCATTCGTAATTACTGGCGCCCAAGTCTTCCTCCAACCGTTATACAACTTCCCTTGGGCTACACGAATGGTCGCAGTAATTATGCATATGAAACCCCATTATGTTTTGAGGATCGTCCTCATTTATGGAGTTTCGCAGGAAGTATGAACCGCCCAGGGCGCCAAGACGCAATCGCCAAATTACGAACGACAGGAGAGTTCGAGTGCTTTGGCAAAGAGACATGGGAGACACCCTATCCACAGGATGGACCAGCTTACATAGATTGTCTGAGAAAAAGCAAATTTGTACCTTGTTTTGCTGGTAGTTCCGCTCTAGAATCATACAGATTGTATGAAGCCTTAGAGCACGGTGCAATTCCTATCTATGTTGCAACGAAATACGATGAATACAAAGAAATGTACGGGCAAACGCCTATTCTAGGATTTCCGTCTTGGGAAAAGGCAGCACAGACATTGCCTTTACTTGCACAAAAAGCAGAGGTTATGGAAAAGCATCGCAAAGCCTGCCAGAAATGGTGGGAAGAGAAAAAGAAGACGTTGCAAGAAAAGCTACAGCCAACAGCATAGAGAAGTGGGTTTTACTACCGGAACAGATGCTACTGCTGGTGGCGTATTAGCTAATACATTGGCGACAAGCGAATGACGGTTTTTATTCATTGATCTACCTACTATTCTAACATCACCTAATTTATTCCACTCGTCAATCGTATAATGATTTCCCATACTACGATTACATTGAGCACAAATAGGACGTAAATTTTCTAGTCGTAAAGTGCCACCTTTTGATTCAGGGATATTATGACCGACTTCAAAATCAAAGACACTTATTTTCTTTGTACACCATACAACTGTGCACTTTGCATCGAAGGTCTCGCCACAGAGACTTCTCCAAACTTGCTCTCTCAGAGCTTTTGGGACTTTTTCTTTCTTGGGCCTTACCATATAAAGATTTTCTAATTAGTAATAACAGAATATGTCTTCAGTTTTTACTAGTCTCGATGATCTGTTAAAGGAAGCTGCTTCAGTCGAGCCTCAGCAACAGTCTCTCATTGAACCAAAGCGCAAGTTTATGCTTGTAGGAACACATGCACACCAGACAACAGGATACAGTAAGGTTACCTATAATATTATAAAGGAACTTGCGGCTTCGAATAAATTTAACTTATGCCATTTTGGATTTCAGAAGTTTATTACGACGACACCAGAAGGATATCGTCCTTATCCGTCTTCGGTGGATGTATATGACCCTGTGATAGCAGAACGTGAAAAAACGGCACCGGTTGAACAAGGGTTTGGTTTTTCGCAGCTCGTTCCATATATTCGTAAGGTAAATCCAGATGTAGTTCTAATTTATAACGATGCTGGTGTCATTTGTCAGTTCTTAGAGAAGATGAAGGAACTCACAGCCGATGAGCGCAGAAAATTCAAGCTAATTATCTATTTGGATCAGGTGTACGTCATCCAGAGACCTGAATTTCTTCAAAGGATGGACGGAGAGGCCGACGCATTTTTTACCTTTACCGAGTTTTGGAAAAAGACTTTGCTTGAACAGGGTGTTAAGAAACCTATTCATGTATTACGTCATGGATTTGACAAAGATGTTTATATTCCGCAAAATAAGACTGAAATGAGAAAGAAACATGGTTTACCTGAAAACTTACTCCTTTTTCTCAACCTCAATCGCAATACTCCTAGAAAGCGCCATGATATTGTAGTGCAGGCATTTGCGCAACTTGTAGCAAGAAATCCTACGAAACCGATAGCGCTTCTTTGTGTATGCGATAAAGGTGAAAACGGTGGATTTCCAATACAGGAAATTTTTGTTCGTGAACTCATAACTATGAATGTTCCTCCACAAATGCATATTAATAAACTTATGATTAGTACAAATCCGCTTACATACACTGACGAGCTTATCAATGAACTCTATTGTATGAGTGATATAGGTATTACTGCAGCAGAAGGCGAAGGGTTTGGTCTCTGTCAGTTCGAGGCGATGGGTGTTGGAATTCCGCAAGTTGTACCAAACATTGGGGGATTCAAAGACTTCTGTACGAAGGAAAATTGTATGCTAGTTGAGCCTAAATGGCGTGCATATCTACCATTCGCAGCCAGTAGCGTAGGCGGCATTTCTGAAATTATTGAGCCAAAGGATTTAGCGAAGGCAGCTGAAAACTACGTCTTCGATAGCGAGTTGAGAGAAAAGCATGGTAAGGCAGCGAGAGAGACAGTTCTTAAGTATAGATGGGAGACTGAGATGAAGACACTCGAGAAGGTGATCGAGACTATCTAAGGTGCTCGCAAACCTCATGATTGTTCTTTGTAAGTTCTAAACACTGGTCGTACATGCTGACCTTTGCAGCAGAAGGCGCAACAGAAGAAGAACCACCGAAGAGCCGACCAATAATGTTGTGCGCTACTGCATTGCCGGCGCCGAACGCCATACCTTCTTTTACGACCTGGCCTAGCGAAGGAGTTCCAACAGAAGATAACGGATTTATTATTGGTAACTTTTGCGGAGGCAAAACGTACGGCTTTACAGAGGTTTGGTTATTGCGAGGCATTTCTACTCATTCTTATTATTTTTGCTCTAAACCTTCATAGGTCATGCAGAAAAGTGCCAAAAAACTTAATACTATGCCAAGTGCCTTTGTTGGTGAAACAACTTCTTTTAAGAACAAAAGTCCAAGTAAAGTCACAACCACGTTACTTGTGAGGTTCCATACGAGGTTCATGAGTGCCATACCCTCGCCTTTCAGAGCAAAGAAGAAGATAATCGGGTCCATGGCATATAATAGCATCGGCACAATCATCCAGTAAAACGGCCATCCACCCGAAATTTCCTTTACAAAAGGCATCATGATAATATCCACAATGGATAATCCGAGACCGAAGCCCAGTGTCCGCCAGTTCAACATACTTATAATATTGTTAGAAGTTAAGGAATGCCAAGCCCCTTCAGGCCATCTAAGTATTATAAAGGACTTACACGAAAGCAGAAGATTGAACGTAAGAAAGAGATAGACAAGTTCGGCACCAAGTCTTGGAAAGATCCTAAAGCCTACGTCGGGTTTAAGACAAATTCTTACGTTAAAAGTCGTCCTTCCAGCTACACGCAACGTTGGCGTAAACGGTTTCCCGACGCTAAGTCTTTAAAAGATAAGTCCAAAGCGACTGGTGTGCCTCTTAAGTATATTAAACAGACATACAATCGTGGTCTCGCAGCCTGGCGTACTGGTCATCGTCCAGGAGCCACTGAACAGCAATGGGGATATGGACGTGTGCATAGCTTTCTTCTATGCGGCAAAACCTATGAAACAACAGATTCAGATATCGTTAAAGACGCCAGAACACATTCTAGAAAGGCAAAGAAGTGGTTCGACCAATGCTAAAAATTGATTTCCGGTAAAAGTATGTCCTTTTTATATAAGATGTCCCGCTTAGTTCGTATTGGGAAAAACATGGTTGAACTTTCAGGGTTACACGGTATTTGGGTAGGAGCTGACCATTTATGTCGATCAAAGATGACATTATTTTATCCTGAGAAGCCTACAGTGGTGATTACATATGAGCTTGACGAACATGTGAAATGTGCTAAAGACGCAAAAATTCTGGAGGAAGCAAAGAAAGAGTTTGAAAAGACTTTAGGTGTAAATAAGTAAGGATGTTGTCTATCTTTATGAAAGAAGTACAAGATCGGTTCCCAGGTTATGAACTATCACCGCTTGGAACTACAAAACATACCAATGTATTGCGATTATCAAAAGATGGGTCTCCGACATTGGTCGCTAAGACCATATGGCACGACGTATCAGACCCTGAAGGTGATATGGGAATAAAAGTGCAAGACAAGGCATATAGAACAGAAGTAAAAATTCTTAAGATGCTTCCAAACTGGTGGGGCGTTCATCTTGTTGCACATTTTAAGACAAAGTTAAATCGTGTGATTGTTACGAATGAAGTAGAAAATGCGTCTTGGAAATCATATAAGAAAGGCTCGAATGACCTATCAGTTGCCAAACTATTGTATAAGCAAATACAGTGGCTTCATTTAAAAGGAGTAGCGCATAATGACCTGGAACTGAAGAATATCCTTTTTTCAAATACACCTATCATTATTGATTTTGAAAAATCAAGTATCGGTGCTACAAAGGAACAGAAGGAAAACGATTATCATTTGCTGTTAACTAATCTGGAAGAAAATCCTAATACTAAAGCAATCGGTAAATTCTTAGAGCGTCTTTCTAAAGGTGGGCAAGTATCACAAACGCGCCGTACTAAGAAGGCGGAATAAGTATTAATTCATTTACAACACTATTAAATCTATGATTTTTATTGATAAACAACATGTCAATTTGCATATTGAAACCATTAATATAGTGAGTATCAATAATGTCATAAGGAACGAAACCTATACTATCCATGTAAGAAATATGGTCTAGGAAAGTTGGAACACCTTCATTATACTGTCCAAATAATGGCATTTCCAAAACTATAAAATCAGTTCTGTTTAAAATAGAACTAGCGCCTTTTAGAATTGGTATTTCGGCGCCTTGACAGTCTATTTTAATAAAAATATTTTTTGCATTCTGCAAAAGATTATTCTGTACAACGAATGTATCTAAATCTATAGTTAGTCGTTTAATAGCTTCGCAATTTGTGAAATGATGTGTCTTTTCTCTAAATATGGAATCGCCTGTATTTTTCATTTGATACCAATTTACTTCTTCAGATTTATCATTTAGCAAAACATTAAATACCTTTATGTTACTATTTCTAAATTGGTTTAATTCGCTATAGTCGATAGCCTCAAATAATAAATAATTGCTAGTTTCGTAAATAGTTCGCATGCTATTCGTCCAATTGCCATGGTATGCGCCAATATCAAGTACAGTGTCTGGATAATAACCCTTGTTTTTTAGAGTAGCAAGTTTATCGAACATTATATTTAGAAACCATAAAGCAAGAGTTTAGATGCAATCGTCCTGGGGGAACCGACCTTAAAAAGAGGTTTAAGGGTTCGAAGCGGCTTAGAAGATAAGAGGAGATGCTACGCATTGGTGTCTGGTTCGACGTAACTCATTGTAGTTACGGTGGTCCAACCTTAGTGCTTCTAGGTGGAATAACAGGTCTTCTACAAGATGCTGAAACAACGGGTAGACCTATCTCTATTCTTCTTAACGAACCTGGCGATGTAAATTGGATTGTAGGATATCTAGAGGATTATAAATTTATAGTAAACTCTTTAAAAAACCCATTAATAGGACCTTTGTGTTTTTCACATACAGATGCACTCTGTAAAGACTATACGACACATAGGCTATGGCAAGCGGGTAAAAACTTTATTATTGCTAGCGAATGGTTTAAAAATCTTATTCAAGTTGCCCTACCTTTTAATAATCCTATAAGTTCTGAAGGCAGGAGACTATCTGTATGGGGTTCTGGCGTTGATACAAACTTCTATACACCTAGTCTTGACAAAACTCAAGATTATTTTGTTTATTTAAAAACTCAGAAATATGAACCCTTATCAAAAATTCCAATCTATCTTTTTAATAATTATTTTAAGCTATCAGGTTCTCTCCTGATGTATTATCATTACAATACCATTACATTAAAGGAAACTGCTCAAAAAAGCCGTTTTTGTATCTTTATGTCAGCCACTGAAACGCAGTGTTTAGCGGCTCTAGAAATTATGGCGTGTGATATTCCCCTCTTAGTCATTGATACAATAAGCTATACGATTGAAGAAATAACAGTCGATGCTACAAGTGTGACGTGTTGGGATGACCGATGTGGTATGAAGACAACGATCGACAGATTTGAAAAAGATTTTCCAACGTTTTTTGAAAACATCGAAAAATACAGACCACGTGAGTTTGTGTTAGAAAACTATAGCTTTGAGGCTGCAGGACATAACTTACGTAAGTTACTCAATCCCTCGGAAACATCATAAGTGCTAAAATTACACAAAAGAAAACGATAGTGTGTAAAAATAGACCAATCGGAGTCGGGCAGCCACTATCGCTGGCGATTGTAAAAAGCCCTCCAAATAATTTCTGTAATGTCTTGTATGTTTCGGGGTTAGCCACCAAGAAAAATACAAGTGCTGAATAAAAACTATACTTAGCCTTCAATGCTATGTTCATTTCTATAGTTTCTTACTTTTTTAATTGTGCGCCTAAGGCCGCCGAAACGCGACTTATAACCAGAAACCGATGATGGGACTATTGTTAGAATTTGTACTAAATTATGGAAGGCCTCTTCATATGTATTTGGTAGGATACGTTCTATATTTTTGTAAGGAGCTATAGGTGAACCTGGAACATCAGCAATCGCTCTTCCTGTAGGCGATTGCATTAACTTTGACCAAGCTACCCTAAAGTTCTGATATGACTTATTGTTAAAACTACCTTGTAAATCAAATATAATACCATCAACATCAGGTATTAGACTGTTAGAGCCTCCCTTATTTGCGTACTTTATGAATTGTTTTAATCCATCTTTTAGCACTCTAAGGTTTTCATTGGTATATTTCTGAGGTCTAGTTCTCTTATTCTTCTTATTTCTTGTGTAATTTGTAAAGTTTGATGGCGGTGGTACATAGCGATTTGAAAAAGGATTTGCTACTGCACCAAAGTTTTCAGGTTGTCCTAGTCTTCCAGGGGAGCTTCGTTGCGCGGGTCCAGAGCCTAGGCCGCTTGGTTCAACAGGTCCAGGCAGAACTGGTCCAGAACCTAAGCCGCTTGGTTCAACAGGTCCAGGCAGAACTGGTCCAGAACCTAAGCCGCTTGGCTGTCCAGGACCGCCCTTACCTTCGAATGCAGCTAGACGCGCTTCCAAAGAAGACTTCTGAGCACGTAGCCGCTCAACTTCAGGTTCTAGTTCAGCCACTCGGCCTTTTGAAGATGCTAGTTCGCTTTTAGCTTGTGCTAGTTCTGCTTCAACTAAACCTTTCTTTAACACGAGTTCAGCTTTCTCGCGTTCGCAAGAAGCGTGTCCGTCTAGTTTATCTTGTTCGAGTTGCGCAACACGAGCAGATAATGTTGCAATCTGTGTCTTTTGCTCCCCTATTAATTTTTCATTTGCTTCTCTTACCAAAGCATTCCGTCCTGTCGAATTCTTTGCCGCTGCTAATGACGCAAGGAGAGCATCAGTTTCTTCACGAACCTTGTCGGCACCTGCACGGTATCCTTCATTCCGTCTAGCCATTTCTGCTTGTGCTTCTTTTAACAATGCCTGCACTTCTCCAATCTGCCGGTCATCTAGGTCAAGAGCATCTTGGCATGCCGCACGTTGGGCCTCGACCTTAGCAAGTGATGCAGTTGCTTCGTTCAGAAGTCTTTCATTTTCTTCCTTTTCTCTTAGGAGTGTCTGGTTCTCTCCACCTGCAGAATCTAACTGGACCTGTATTCTATCTTTCAGTTCAATCAGATGCTTTTTCTCATCACGTAATTTATTAGCAATACGATCAGCATCAGCAAGTTCAGTTTTGTGATTTCCCTGCATAGCCGCCATTTCCTGACGGATAAGTGCGATTTCGGCTTTCTTTGCATCAATCTGTGCTTGGCGGTCTGCCGATTGTTGAGTTAGTTCACGTATTGTCCCGTTCTTTGTATTTCCTTGAGTGCGCAGAGCGGCCAACTGCTCAGTTAACTCTTCGACACGCGCTGTCTTTTCCTGCAGCGCTCCTTTGTTTTTGTTTTCTTCTTCTAGGCGAGTTCTTAATCCTCTCACTAAGTCTTCAAGTTCGGCCGCACGAGCTATCGCTGCATCGTTTTTCCCCTTTGCGTTTGAATTACGAAGACCGGCCAGCTTCTCGCTCAGCTTTGCATCATACACTTCTAAGACACGTGTTATCGCCGCTTCTTCGGTTTCAGGAGTGTGTGTCGCCTCTATGAGCTTCTTTAAGTTTTTAAGTTTTATCTTCAGATACTCAGTGTTCTCTAGTTCAGCTTTTGTATATTCTCCTATTTCTGTTCTCACATCGCCTAGATTAGATTTGAGTTCCTCAATCATAGCTGTCTGTTCGGCAATTTTAGCTAGCAAAAGTTCATCACGACCCTTTGTATTTGCACTCAAACCTTCTACGCCAGCCTTGATAGCAGTTGTGTCTTCCTTTACA